TCAGCTCTTGCTAGGCTTATCGAGGAACCTTCTGTGTTAGCATCTCCAGTATCTACCGCAGGAGCAGTAAGAATATTGTGTTTGTGCATTGCATCTGAAACACGGCCACTATTTCCTTCAGAAGCTGCGGCTCCAGCACGAACATCTCGAACGTCTGATAAAATCCCACGAATTATATTTTGAGCGTTCTTAACACGTTCATCAGTAAGAGATATAATATTGTTTAAATCTGTGCTGAATTTAGCGAAAACTACAGTATATGGAGGAGCTAGAACACCAGACCCAGTTTGTTTTACAACACCATCAAGATCTACGTAAACCTCACCATTCGTAATATTTTGGTTTAAGAGAATATCATTTGCAACAAGTTGATAAAAAACACCGTCAAATCTAACAGTTCCTCCGGTATAGTGAAGAATTCGTCCAGATGAAATCGATGGTCTAAAATCAGCCTGTGCATGAACGTTTACTTCGTCAATTGCGGCATTAACCTGTAAAGCGCTTAATCCAGATGCGGAATTATCATACGGAACCTGAGCAGCATTTTGAAAAGCTGCATTAGCTTGCACTGTAGCAAGTTTTGCTTTTTCAGCATCTGTGAAAGCATTCGTATTGGCGTTTGATTCGTACGCAGCTTTTACGGCAGCTGCAGTAAGAATTGCACTTCTTAAAGTTGCAATAGTTGCCTTACGCCCACCATTTGGATTCGTAGCAGATTCGACTGCGTAAATAAGATCACTATCTGAAATTGATAATAATTCTGGTAAATTTCTAACTTTGCTCATTTTATTCCTTAATCTAAATTTAACGGTGTGTTATCGTCATCTAACAATTGAGCACCGTCATCATCGTCAATATATCTGTTTAATTTTAAATCCCATCCATTTACAGATGCGTAATTTGTCACGACTGCTTCCCCTAACAATGCTCCGTCTTCTCTATAAGTCAGTATTAAATTACTACCTATAAAAGATGGAACTACCGAATCATAGTTAGCGAGCTTCATCCAATTTGAAGCGCTGATTAGCGCTATAAATTTTTCATAAGTGCTACTGGTAGGTATTGGATTTTCGGGACTATAAGAATTACCATTACCATCATGAAGTGAAACGTCTTGTGAAACCGTATCAGTATCAACAGTTCCGCGCTTAGCTGTAATTCTTTGGACTTGATCTGTTTGATCAGTATCTGTACTTCTAGTATGACCAATTAATCCGACGTTATCTGGATCTGGATTAGTGGTTGGATCGTAATATCCATCTACGTCAACATCTACTTGGACATCTACTTCTGCATGGAATTGCCCATCAACAGCCAAACGATTGATACCATTACTGTCTCGCACGCTATCAATAGCGTTACCGTATTGATCATCAATTTCAACGCCAATGGTAGTACCAGGCTCTTGTCGATAAACCGCTTGAATAATATCGTCTGGCTTTAGTTTGGCTTTATCTTGCTCTTCAGCTAAAATATAAGCACTAGCAGCTACCGTGTAGGCAGTTAAATCTATGCGTGCAGTTAATGTATTTGTTTGTTGAGTCGTAGCGAATGGGCCAACGATAATCGTGTCGGGACCGATTATTCGTTTAACCTGAGCTTGGATTGTGTCTTGGCCAACAGCGGATATGGAAACTTTTTGCTTGACTTTGAAGCCAGCAGCATTAACCACTTTAATAACGCCATACTGTCCACCATTAGCTGTAAAAAGCTGCGGTGCAACTGCAGGCCATTTTTGTTCAATAGCCATTTTCCAATCCTAAACCCTATTTTGGGCAAACTAGCCCGTGCTAGCCTTAATAAGATTGGCTCAGATGGGATTAACCAGGGAGAATCTCGTCAGATTTGGCCGTTGGAGCCTTGGATTCAGAAGAGTTAGACGTGCTTTTGTCGTCTAAAGAGATAGCTCCACTATTATCGCGTTGCATTTTGCGACCTAGATGTAAGCAAGAACAAGTGATAAACATTTGTAAACAGGCACCAGTATCCATTCCGCCTAAAGCACCAGAAGCCTTTCCAATAACAGAAACAACCCAAATGTTAAAGCTTAGGAATGCGAAAGTAGCTGTAAGGCTAGCTTTTTTGTCAGCACGAAGCATAGGAAGGGGAACCCCATTCTCATTCATATTGGTTACAAAAGCTTTCCATTTATCTTTAATTTCTTGAGCTGTCATATTAGGAAGATTAGGGCAGGTAAAATGGTAGGGAAGGTAGGATTTGAACCTACGAAAAATGCTGGTGTCAAAGACCAGTGGCTTAAGCCAGACTTGCCGACTTCCCTAAATATAAAAATGGTCAGAGTGAGACGACTTGCACATCCCTATTTCGGTCTCCAAAACCGATCCACACCTATCTCTGGATTCACACTCTGATAAAAAAATAATAAAATGGAGCCGACTGTCGGAATCGAACCAACGACCTGCTGTTTACAAAACAGCTGCTCTACCTGCTGAGCTAAGACGGCACTAAAAAAATATGGAGTCGATAGGGAATTTTGAAATCCCGACCTGCTGTTTGGAAAACAGCCGCTCTGCCTCTGAGCTATATCGACATGGCGGGCCGTCAAGGATTTGAACCTTGGACCTTTCGCTTAACAAGCGAGCGCTCTAACCAACTGAGCTAACAACCCTAATTAATAAAATGGCGGAACCGGCGGGATTTGAACCCGCGATCTCTCCCGTGACAGGGGAGCGTTCACTCCAGGCTGAACCACGGCTCCGTAATAAAAAACTATTATACCCTAAAACGAAAAAACCCGCAAGTGGTAAGCTTGCGGGTTTGTAATTTATTTGATTTTTAAACCAATTACTACGGCAAGCTTACTGCTCCAGTCCCTTCATCCTGCGCTCCAGATTCATCACTTGCACGGATACCCATGTAGTTGATGCTTACGCGTGAAGTTGCTTTAGCATTATAATTCGTGTTATCTGTTGTCGGCACACACCCGAGGATAGTTTCCATTGTTTCACCGGTCTGACGATCAACAATAGTCATAGTGAAAGGCTCGAAAGCCAAGAGATCCTGGATTTTCGGGACTTTAGGAAGAACGTGTTTACCTTGGCCAACTACTCTGAAACCAGAGCAAGAAACGTTAACCGCTTCTTTAGAAGTGATAGCAATTTCATCTGGGCTATAACGGCCAAGCAAATGGATGGCTTCAACGCCTGTACTGTTTGCAACGCTGCAAGACTCGAAAATACCGACAAGAACATTGTCGATATAAACTTTGGCTCTCGCGCCTGTGACTACTTTACTCATATATTAATTCTCCTATACCTAAGATTAAGCGTTCGACTGAACTTGTGAGAAACTCAAGTTGATTGGGATGAAATAGATCGCTGTTGCGAGCTTAATTTCAACCGAAACATCCATTTCTGGGCCTGAGATCGCGAACTTGTCGTTTTTGTAACCAAGAGGTGCGTCATCGCTTGCGGCGATAAGTTTAATTTTCTTGTATCCATCCATCTTTTGAGCCATGAATGATTTGGCAGTAGCAGCGTCAACATCTGCAAGAGATTTACCAACGAAAGCTTTTTGGAAAGCGTCAGCAAGGTCAAGAGCGATGATGTCCGAGCAATAAGTTGCTTGGATTGAGTTATACACAAAGTTAGTATCAAATCCATAAGTTGTTTGGTCAGAAACCCAACGATTACCAGCAGTGTCCTGAGTAAGGAACAATAAACCAGCATCAAGAGCGTCTTCACAATCACCAGGAGAACCAGAATCAAACCCAGATGGGTCAGTGAAACTAATTACGTTCGCGAACTTGTTACAGATTGATTTGTAGAATCCACCTGCTTGCATACCTGCAGCAACACAAGCTGCGTACCAAGGTAAGAAAGTAACGATATTTCCAGCAGAGTTAACTTGAGCCACTTTTTGAAGAGTCAAAGAGCAACGGAAGTTAGCAAGGCCTTGAGCTACTTCTTTAGCAGCAGCATAGTCATCATTCCAGTAAGAAAGAATACAGATTCTGTTCTTTTTAAGTTTTGGTGTGCTGTACTGAAGACAGTGAGACTTAGTTGCGGCGTTTATAGCAGCAATGGTATAAGTCGAACCAGATTCAGTTGTACCTTCTGCGATATCAGCCGTAGCATCTTGTGAGAACAATGGGATCACGATGTTTACTTGAATACCAGCAAGTTGATTTAAAGCATTTATAATATCAGCTGCAAGAGTGTTACCCTTAGCTCCACCAGCTAAGAAAACTGGGCTAGCCATAACAGCTGGGATACCAGCAGTTGCTGTTGCTTCAAATTGAAGAGCGTTAGAAGTTGCGATAACTTTTGCGAACTGAGCAGCAGCAGTCTTAATGCGACCAGGACGTTGTGACGCACCAGTTGAAGCGATACCGATTGCAGTTACAGAGTCAAGAGCTGTCGGAGCTTGTTGTTGAGCAGACGCAGAGGCGATTGACGAGTAACCAGTTTGAGAGTTAATATAAGACGCAAGATCAGCAATAGTGCGATATTGAGTTAAATCAATAGATAGGTTAGCTCCAGATCCACCAACAACAGTAGTTGTAAGAAGAGTCTTAGCAGAGTTGATTGTAAGAGTTGCAGTTGTTCCTTGGTATCCAACGAACAAACCGATTGCAGATTGAACGTCAAGAGTTTCAGATAAACCGATGTCTGGACGAGAAATTGCAACTTCAACGCCTGGTTCTTGAGCAGAAACAAAAGTTCCAGCAGCAAGGCCAAGAGAAGCAAGATCAGCTGAGCTATCAACTAATTCAAAAGACTTACCCCAACCTTTACGATTAGCAGCAGAATCAGTTGCGATTTTAAGTTTCAATGAGTTAGTAGCAGCGCCTGCAGAGGCAACGATACCTGCTGGAAGTAAACCGTTAAGCTCGATAATTAAAGCACTGATAGTTGCATGATCAGCAGGAGTAGCTGACAAAGTAACAGTTGTAGAAACCAAACCATTTAAACGGATTTGAAATTCTGCACCGTTAAGTGCTGCACCGAAAGCTGCGATTGTAGTACCAGAAACTTCAGGAGTTTCTTCAGCAGCAATCGAAGTGATTTGGTATTTGTACTTGTTACCATCTTTACCGAAGTTTTGGTCACGAAGAATACCGTAATCGGTATCAACGATAGCCGAAGCTTTCGTAGATGAGTTAGTTTTAACAATGTAGATTCTGTTAGCAGAACCGGCGATATCTGCATCCGAGCTAGGAGCAGAGAAAGCGCGCATTGCGTCTACGATTGGACCAGAAATGTATTGTTGAGATACTTTATCTAATTGGTCAGGCGTAAACGAGTTGTTCTTAAGAACCACGTTTTGATAGCTATCGCCACCGTCTGCTTCACCGATGATAACTACGTTCCCAGAAGCGCCAAGGCCAACTGGATTGCTTTTTACTGTGACGTTTGGGTATGCGCCTGGTACGTTTGTATTTACAAAACTTGTAACTACTCTTTGTGACATGTTATATCTCCTAATTACTTAATTTTAAGTCCAAAATGAGCGAGGCCTTTATCGAAGTTTTCTGGGTCATCAAGCTTTGAAGACTTTAAATGTGCCCATAGAATCGGTTCGAGATCTTTAGCCTTACCGTATTTGTATTTGTTTTCTGCCCAGAAAATTCTAAATTTTTCGCGCTTTTCGTGTTCGTCCAGCTTTACTTCTTTGGTCACATTAAGTGACATACGGTAAGCTTTAGATTCTGCAGCGGTCATTTCAGACTTTTTCTCTTGTTTTTGTTCTTTCTTGTCGGACATTATGCTACTCCGACTGGTGCTGCTGGTGCTGGAGCGGCTGGTTTAGCTTTTTTCTTAGCTTCCATGTGCCCACAAAATTTAGCCAATTTAAAGTGACCTTTTGCACCTGGAGTAGTTCCCCACTCAGGATTTCCGTTTACTTTAGGATTTTGATCTGTCGGCTGAGGATCAGCTTTCGGTTCTACACGCGCACCTGGATTGACTGATTCACCTTGAACTTCTTCTTTAGGTGCGATTTCGCCTTCAGGAGCTTTGCCTTCTTTTTCAGAAAAAGGATTCTCAGACTTTTTTAGAGCCTCGTACTTTTTAAGCACTTCCTCAGCTTTTTTCAAAACTGCGATAGCTGCATCTTTAGCACTATATTTCTTTTCTTCGCTCATGTTATTGACCTCATTACCTACTATAGATTGCTGCGCAGGCATATTTTGGATATCTAAATCCTTTAAATTCTTAATACTTAGCTTCTCATTCTTATCTAACTTACTGTAAGCTGATTCAGCCTCTACTGAGTCTATTTCAGTTTTACCCATCTTATGGTAAATATAGTTAGACAGTTTCCAGAAGCTTTCGCTTCCATGAGCTGTTTGTTTGCCAGCAGCTTCTTTTGCCTTGGCCCATCTAGCTTCATCTTTCGGTGTTTTAACAAATCCTGGCATACATTAAAGATTGCGTAAGGTGACTATTCATCATCTTCGGAATCATCTCCATTAGAATTAGCGGTGTACCAAGTTTCCTTGGATTTATCAATAAAATCAGGGGAATCGCTGTTTGATAAGATTTTAATCCCGCCGATATAACCTGGAGATTTTGAACCAGGTCCAGTTTTTTCACGTAAAAAGGCTGTTTCAATAACACGACGTGGACTTTTAATCCAAGTGTATTCTGCTTGGCCAGTCAATTGGATGGATCTCAAATAAGAGTTCTCACCGTTTGCGCCAGAGTAATTATCGTTTTCCATTAAAGGAGAACTTGAAACGCTAGATTCTGCAAAACCTTGAGCTTCTAAAAGAGACTCGCGATATCGCAAGATAGAATAAAGAGCAATTGAATGTAGCCACATAGCAACTTGTGGATCGCCATGACTATAACATGCAATGTCACAGCTTTCTTGAAAAAAGGTATGTTCAACGCGAGCTTTATAAAATTGATATTGAGGAACTACAGCTAATTGAGTTGCGTCAAGCATGATGCCTGGTTCAATATGAATACCTTGATCATCGTAGTCTTGGATTACAAATCCTTGACCTTGATCAGGATCAACTAGAATCATTCCAGCTGCAATGCCAGACATTCCTTTAACAGAATCATCTACTTCTACTATTCCAGTCTGAGAATCGTAGCCTTTGGGAACAAATGGTTTTACAATATAAGGGATAGGTTTACCAATCTGAGCAGGCATAAGAACCAAAGTTTCAGTAGATTGATCTGCCATGGACTTCATATCGATCTTCTCTGGAGCGGGCCCAGGTGTAATCGCGATCAAAGGCATTTTATCTTTGTCGTTGATTCCACGCATCTTGATTTCAATGTTATTATTGAGAAACCATTCTTTGCAAGCATCGATTTGTTTTTGGCCATATTTATCTTTCAAATAAGGATTTTCGAGACAGTCGCCAAGCATGTGGTCAATAAGCCACGGATTCTTGCGCATATCATCTATGCCAAGTTCAATAGCTGTTTTAACCGTTAAATCTAATTGAAAAATTCCCATTTATTTCCACTTCTCCATGACTTCAGGGAGGATTTTCTCTTCCCACTCTTTCATAGCCCAATCAAGTGCTCTATCTAAGAATTTCTTAGCTTCGAGTCCTGGGTGATGCCATTTACCTTGTGAGCCTGGCCCAGAAGATACGGTTCTAAATGTTAATATATCACGGCGCACATTGCCAGATTTAGTAACTGATTGATAAATAGAGAGATTTTTAAATTGTGGAGTATTTCCCTTACCAGGGCCACCCATGGTTCCGCGAGGATTTCCAAAGTCAAGCTCGTGGAGCTTTCCTACTTTAGGACTGCCATCTACATTTTTTTCAATTTTTCTAAAAGGGATCTTTTCTTTTCTAAGTTGAGACTTAAGATAAGAAACGACCATTTGAGTGCTTGGTGTTTGAGTGGAAGGCGCAGTACCATAATCGAATGGAATTGCTTTATAGCGATTACCGTCTTTAGATGTTTTAAAGTCTTTAGCCAAAAGATCAGGTTTCATGTCTTTATTAGACTCGATACCTTCTTCAACCCAAAGACCAGATTCATCCACAGAGATAATCCAAACGCCAGGACTGATTTCTTCAAAGCCAAGCGAGTCCATAAAAGGCTGACGAGAGCTTTTCAGTTCTTTAGAAGCCATCTCTTTAACTTTGGCATCTGTAATTGCAGCTAAATTCGCTACAGCTTTATTTAGATCTTGTTCAACTTCGAGTTTGAAAGATTTAAACTGATCTGCTAGCGCAGCTGCGTCAATGTTGAAATTAAGCTTAATATCGCTCATTATTAACCTTGAATCGGTTTAACCGGTTTACCTTCGGGACTTAAAACACGGCCTTCCTTCATATTGATGAAAGATTCTTTACCAGTTTTAGGATCGACATATTTCTTTTGGCCCTGAGCATTTACTGCACCAGGAGGCAAAGGCTCACGAGCAACGTGTTGAGTAGTTGCAGAAGTTGGAAGTTTACCGACAGGTTGGCCAATAGCACCTTCAGGTGATCCGCCGTTATCAGTGTGAGTTGGAAATGGGTTAGCCCATGAATTACCATTGTTAGAATCACCACTTGTAGATGCGCTTCCAGTACCAGGAGCCTGTGGAGCCTGAGCTTGAGGAGCACCGCCATTATCGGGGTGTGTAGCGAACGGATCTTGCCATTCATTTTGAGGGTTTCCCTCAAGTGGATTTTGATCAGGAGTTGCACCATTCTCAGAAAGGCCTAACATTTTTGCCATCTCGATCATAGCTTTAAGCATCATGATTGAAGATTGGTAAAGTTGAGGAGCTTGAGTTTGAGATCGCTCAATGATTGGCTTGCAAGCTTTGAAACCAGTCAATGCTTGAGAAACCATTTGAACTACGCGCTCGCGTTGGATATTATCAGCATGAGAATCCAATCCTTCATGTAGGACAGAGCTAAGATCAGGAGAAACAGCTGTATTGTCTTCATCGAGAGCCATATCGCTTGGTGAATTCTGTGAGTAACTTTCTGGACGACTAACGCCATCAATAATATCTGTTCCAGGAACGATAGCAGCTGCATCAGTTGCTAAAGCAGTAGCCGCACCTTGCGGTCCAGGTCCAGCTCCACCCATAGATGGGTCATTTTCTATTTGTTGTGCGATTCCTTGCATAGCTTGTTTAGATTGATCTACTTGAACGGATTCAGCTGGACTAACTTGTCCATCTCCATTAATATCAGCAGGGCCAGCAGATCCAGAAACATTAGACTCACCAGTACCATTTTGGTCTAAAAGTAAGTTATTGTTTGTAGTGTCATCCATTGGAGTGACTTGCTCTTGAAGTTCTTCACCAGGAATAGGCTTAGGGATCGCAGGAGCATCCAGAGCTTGACCGGCAAAATCTTCAGAAGTTGTAGTCGTAGAATTTTGAGTTTGTGGGCCTGGTGCGCAATATTCACAGCCAGCATCTTGAGTTTGAGCGTCAGCACAATATTTACAGCCAGGAGCTGCAGCTGCAACTTCAGGACGATTACAGTATTGACAATCAGCTCCATCAGTACCGTTAGAAGCGGCACAATATTTACAGCTTTCAGTTCCAATAGGAGCTGCAGCTTCTTCGCGAGCACAATAAGGACAATCACCTTCTTCAGGATCATTCACTTGAGTTAATGCGACACAATATTTGCAACTAGTGTCTTCAGACATCGCAATAGTGGAATCGTCTTTAGGTTCCATCTTTTTGAGTTTCTTATCCACGTTTGCTCCTCAACACTTCTAAAAGCATTTCAATATTCTCTACGTCCCAGCCTCGGCCAAAACGAATGTTGATGCCTTGTTCAGTCTTTTTAATATGAATTTTTTTGTCCATGTCATCTCCTAGGCATATACACCCAGAGAATACTTTTCCGTCAAAAATGTTTTTCTTGCAGTCAGGACAATCGACCTGCTCATTTTTGGCCATTTCAATAGCGAACTCAGTAGGACTTTGTTTTCTTTTTCGTTGATCTAAAAAACCTTTTAATGGAGACGCTTTTTTTGCTTTTACGCCTTCTTTGAATCCTTCTTCCATTGCTTTCTCGATTAGTTCGGGAGACGGGTAAGATGGGCCATTATCAGAAAGTTCATGTGCCCGTGCTTCAAAGCTTGGAACTACTGGGGCGACGTCTTCTGTCAGCTTAGCCATAAGCAGTTGTTTAATGGCGTCTTTCTCTTCTATTTTCTTATCGACAACTTTGCCAATAAGATCGTGAAGAGCAAGTCTTTCATCAATCAAGATTTGTAGTTTTTTAGTAACATCTTCAGCCGGCTGTTTTTTATCGTTATCAATCAGCTTTTCAGTATCATACATTTCAAATGCGCTCATAATCACAAGGCCTACACCAGGGATTGAACGATATTTGAAATCTACTATCATTATATTGTTTTCAAACACTTCGCCAGAATAAACATCACGCTCGTGCTTGCTTAAGCGAACCATAGAATCTGAGCCAACCTCAAGTTTGATCTCTTTGGTCTCGCCGATAGTCATCGGAGTAAGTTCGCGGATAAGAAGAGCCATGATAGTTCTCGGAACGATCATAAGTGCTGTCTTGATCTCTTCATGATCTACAGTCGTACGTGTGCCTGGCTTCCAAAGCTCAACTTTAGCTAAAGACTCAAAAAAGTCCTTACCTAGGGTCTTGCTTAGAAATTGGTCTGAGTTGAAAGCCATTTTACTGCTTCCTACTTAATTTCAGTCTTGATGGTCGTATCGTCTTCGATCAGATAAACTAGAAGAGTTGCCGCAGAAGCGATAACTTGATCTTGGTCTCCACACGCAATATATGTCCAATCATTAGGAGCACATGCGATACCTACGTTTTGTCCATTTGTGCCGGCTTGAACCGCACCAGGAGCCTGAGAAACAGGAGTTAACTCTGTTCCTGTATTTGCAACAAAACCTAAAGTAATAGAACCAACTGCGCCAGCGTTATTGTACACAGCTAAGTTGCGACCTTTCGATGGTAAAGTGCGAACTGAAGATGCGTCTGTAGTCCAAGTCGTAGCGTTAGAATTTAGAGGCTTAAGCTTGCGACCTACCTCAATGTTCTTTTGCGCACCAGCAGCTTCGTTGTAGGTGTGATTAGAGATCGCTGAAGGATCTTGGGTTTTATTACCTGGGAATACTCTTTGTGATTTAGCCATAAATAATTGGTTTCCTTATAGTTTATAGGGTTAAGATTGCTCGTCATCTTCGCCAATGGTACTCATATCCACTGGAATCGAGGGTTTGCCTGGATTTATAGAAGAAACAAGCTCTTTAGCCACTCTTTTCGGGTCTTTAGACTTCAATTGGTTAAGTTTATCGCCCTTATTTTGATTGTGATACATGTATTCACGCACGGCAATACAATGGTAAGGCATACGTTGCGGAGATCTTTCACCATTTGTGGTCACATTAGTAATACGAACTTCCTTCAAAAGGATGGTAATGTACCAATATGAGCGATAAAGATAGCGCACAGAGTAAACTCTTCCACGGCCAGTTTCTGGATCAATTCCAGGATTCTTGCCGCCAGCTAGCCATCGAATATTTCCGTCTCCGGTAATTTCGTAGTCAACACCTTGCGTATAGGTGATGTTTCGAGAGTCAACCATCGGCATTTCCATTTGGACAATCGGGAACATAGGGATATTATCAACGCCAGCTTCATAATCCATTTTTTGAGGATTAGAAACTAGAACATCGGCTTCAGGATCAGCCACATAAATGCGGTCTCCTGGTGAGAGATAAATACGAGTTCCGTTAGAGACTCCACCATTTTCATTGTAGAATCTAGGAAGTACTAGTTTAGATTCTGAGGGATCTAATATACCAGCTTCTCCACGTTTACGGTCACGACTGTTGTCAGTCATAGTTGCGGTGAATTTTCCTGCACAGCGATAAATCATACCATTAGAAGTGATAGTGTCAACGCCGTCATTTCTACGATAATCTCCACGATCATTTTGGCCAATAGGAGAAGGCATACCTTTATAGTGAAAGTATTCTATTCCAAGGCTCGTAGATAAACCAACTTCGAGACGATCAAGGTCAAACGACTCTTGAATATACTCCATGTTCCTATCTATTGCATCAATTTGAGCGCCGTTAGGTTTTCTGTTGCTCATTTTTTTTCACACACTTCTTTGCTAATTCTTCTAATTTTTTGTCAGTTTCGAGGTGACAGCGAGTCAAGATTTCTTTAATCTTACTAAGACTTATATCACTTCTCGGCTTTGAGGCTTCGACTTGATCTTGGACATCATAAAATTCAATAGTTTCCTGTCTCTTCTGCCGCATGTCATTTCCCTTGAATTCTTACTTTCGCGGCACCGCAAGATAAGGCTTTCTCAGTAGTAGCCCCTGCAAGTGCGTGAGAGAATTCTTTAGATACGTTCATGTTATTGACTACAATGGCGTCTTTTTCGAGAGTGGCTTGAACGGAGCCGACTTTAACGTCATGTTTAGTAATCTGGAATTCAATATTGGTACCGGATTGGATCGAGTACACATCGTGGCCAGATTTTTTTAGATCATCAGATAAGTAATGAGAATGCTTAGTAACAACCGCAGGATTAATAGAGATTTCGCTCTTCATCATAGCAGGTTGGAAAGCAAGATATTGTTTTTCGAGATTGTATTTTACGATAGCAGGGTGAGATCCAGCTGCGAGAGCTTCGTCTATCATTTTGCCTTGATTGCGGCCCACAGCGATGTGGAATCCGCCCTTAGTGCGAAGCATTTTGACCGGCGCGCCGTTCATCATACCTACATCTTCAATTGATTCTATTTCATTTGGAGTAATATTCATTAAATGTTCCCTACGAAATATCGCGTCGAGAAGATAGCCTTCAATTTGCGAACTAATTCGTCTTTTTTCTTTTCTAATTCTGCGATACGTAATTCATAAATACGAGGTCCTGGACCGCTTGATGACTGACTAATCCCATCTTGACTTTGGCTTTGAGAATTGAAAGTGTTAAGAGGCGCGATTTCACTAAGAATAGCGATAGCTGCAATTGTGCCGATCAATTCGTTCACTGGAGTTGGAACCTGGCCTTCCTTAGTCGATAAACCAGCTGTATAGTTTATTTGCCAGTAAGATGGTACCCAGTTTAGCCCGTCAATAACGGTCAAGAAAGCGATACCGGCATTACCGACAGCGCCTTGTACGGAATTGACACCATAAGCAGCCAATAAAGGAATGACGTTAACCAGTCCTTTAGAGAAGTTAGAAGTTTCAATCCACGTAGGTGGAATCTCAAAAATTGTATTATTATCAGAAGATACGATAGCCAAATGTTCAATGGAAATCATTGGACGATGTTCGGCCATAAGGTGAATGTAAGCTCGGTAAAGTGAATAATCGAAAGGAAGCTTATCCTGGAAAGATTCGCGAGTAATTGTAGTTCCAATCATTAATTCAGCTTCGTTCATGGCAAGATAGATACGATCTTTTAATTCATCTGGAGTAAATGTATCGCCATTACGAAATCTAAGATTTATACCTTTTAGAAAACGACTGATTAGAAGTTCTGGAGTCAAAATTGGTTCACAACGACGCATTAATCCAGAAGTCGCGGAAGCATGGACTGGATATACGGCGGTTTGAATTTTCTTAGTTTGAGTAAAGTTTGACATTAACAAGACCCATCATTAAATGTGTTTTCTACATTCAAAATATTGAGTGCAGAAAATCTACGGATTGAATTACCTTCTGCAACGGCAAATTGCACGTTCCCAGAAGCAGGCGTTTGATTTGGCCCAAGAGTGACAGACCAAATAGATTTGTCGTTAGGATCTTGAACTGCATTTACGGCAATCACAGCAGTGTCGTCAATTGAAGGAAAAGTAACAGTGATCGCAGCTGGCTGATTTGGAGATCCAACTCCAACCATATAACGGAGGCCAATATTGCCAGATAATGTAGAATTTGCACCAAATTGGTTAGCTGGAGCAAATTGTCCAATGACGTTTGCGGGTCCTTGATCAAGGTCTACGATCTGAAAATATAAAGTATTAGGATCTCTAGATCTAATTACCCATTGGTTTCCGTACGAAAAGGAATTAACATTTGCATAATTTAAAATAGATCTAGCGGTTAATCGCATGTTAAACTCCTAAAAACTCAGATATTTGATTAAGACAGTTATTTTTGTCTTTTCTCCAATCTGATTCCTTTATATGTAAAATTTCAATACCTTGGGAATTGAAAAAATTGTCTTTAATGTTTTCGTAATTTTCTAAGACTTCTATTGGCCAAGCTGGATGAGATTTCTTAAGTCCCTCAACAGAATGCCAGTAAGTTCCGTCAAATTCGATTCCTTTATTTAGTTCTTTAATAAAAACATCTATTTCTAATCTTTTAAATGGTAAATCTTTGTTTTTATTGGCATATCTTATAGATTTAGCGGAATAAAATAAATTCTTTACAAAATTGCGAATTTCAGTTTCTGGAGCTGATACGGATTTATATTTACCAAAATGGGTATCTAGCTCCGTTATCCATCCGTTCTTTTTGGCTACATTATAAGATCCACCTGAATTGTTTTGCCATTCCGTCTTACTTTTGTATTTTTTAGCTTCTGCGAATACTGAAGATTTTCTCCATTTGTTGAATTTCTTCAATTTTTTCATTTGCTTAGTAGTTTCATTGAGCCATTTATTTCTTACTGCAGCATCATGGGAACCAGAAGAATTGGCTTTCCAATCCTCTCGTTTTTGATATTTTGCAGCTTCTTCAGCTACTTTATCAAATGTCCATTTTCTAATTGCCATTGCTTTTAGTTCCACAATACGATATACTCTTAAGTAAGATTGCTGTAAACAGACTACTAAGATATCTATATCATATAAATCTTAGTGTTTACAGTTATTTATCTAAAGGATGGGAAATGACACTTGATACAATATTGCTCGTATTACTGTTAGCGCCAATCATATTAATGCTATGGTACTGTATTTTTGTACTTATAAGTCTTCATTTTATTAACAAGAAGTATTTCAATAAGGATAAATCATGAAAGTTATCGGTCTAACTGGATTTGCCAAATCAGGTAAGTCAACTGCTGCAGAAATTCTAAAAAGCTTAGGTGGAGAGGAAGTTGCCTTCGCAAAACACCTGAAAGACGTTTGTGCTGCAGTTTTTAATATTGAAAGAAGTCATTTTGATGATCAAGCTTTTAAAGAACTTAAGCTTAGCTATAATCGAATCATTACGCCGTATGATGTTGAAAGAGTTTTAAATTATTTTGAAATACCGAGTCGATTCATACCTGGAGCTGTTTTGGCTCATCAAAACACTGAATTGACTTCTCCACGTCACGTTGCTCAATATGTCGGAACAGAGATTCTTCGCACGATTGATGAAAATATTCATATCAATATGGCATTTAAGATGGCTGCAGCTTCAAAAGCTCCATTCTTCATTTGCTCGGATATGAGATTTAACAACGAGTTAAACGCAGTCCAGGAAAACGAAGGCCTTTCTATTGGTATTTCTCGTCAAAAAGCGACACCAGCTGATCTTGAAAATTTACATGGTTCAGAGAAAGAAATCCCAGTTTTAATCAAGCAGTGTGACTGGCAAATACAAAATGAAGGGACAATTGAAGATCTTCAAAACACGGTTCGCGAAGCAGCTCAAAAATATCTTAAGCGTTAAAAATAAAAAGCCCCGTGGGAACCACGGGGCTTAAATTTCAGTTATTCACTGAAAAGATATAACTGCAGGGGAACAGTTACAATTTGACGGGGGCAGTATCAGTTAATTGAATCTCGTTAATGAACTCATTCCCAGCTTTCTGGTCAGCGAACATTTCAAGAATATTTCTTTTACATCCAATAGATAAAGCGGCACCGCTAACGATAGCAGCCAAAAGTTCATCCACAGCAGACTTAGGCTTAGAATTAACTTTATATTGACTACCCATAGCGCTAGCAAGGATTTTTGCGTTTTTCACGGAAACAGCTGAAGCTGCTGCGATATTCCCAATAATCGCATTTGCTGCAGTTTTATCGCCAATCGCCTGAATAAAAACAAGTTGTGTTTTTTTAGTTAACATATTTTATCCTAATTATGAAGCCATTATTCCAGCAGTTTTAAGAGCTGCAATTATTGCGTCAAATTTTGCTTCAACAGCATCTATGCGCGCTTCTACTTGCGTACGCAATGTTTCAAGATCAGCATTGTCAGCTTTAACGTCAAGCGCTGATACTACTGCTGTTCGCAGTGTGTCGATACCTACGTCAACTTCAGCCTTTGTTGGTTCTGCAGGAATTGCTGCTGTAAAATTAGAATTAGCAATTACAGTAGCTGTAACAACTGCTGCGCTCAAATTAGACGTTACACCTAATGCAGCAATAGCAGCAGCTTGAGAGTTTCCGCCAGCATCAACAGCAGCAGCAAGCTCAGCAGCAGCAACTTTGTTAGCTAGCGCGACGGTTAGGATTTCTTTTGTTTTTTTCGATAAAGCCATGACATTCTCCTTGGAAAGACACTAATAATTAGTGACATGTGCTAAAAAGAAGATTGCTACAGAACGTAGACGATTGACCCATCTTCACAGATTTCACGAATAGTTCTCATGGGTTTGTTATCGGATGGGAAATAGTTTTCATCCAAAGATGAGCCATTTACATAGGTCGTCTGAGAGTCATATTCAAACCCTCTACCTTCATGTATGTGACCGAAAACATGGAGTTTTATCTGAGTTTCAACGATTCTTTTGGCTAAATGTTCACAACCTACATGGAGTCCACCGCTTCGTGCGACTAAATCAAGAATTCCATGAGGAGGCCCATGAGTGATTAGAATTTCAGTATCTTCAGGAATCAAATCCCAGTGAGGCTTGATCCAGGGGTGCTTAGTATTGGACCCTTCTTCAGTACGATGACGATTAAAGGCCCAACTGTGAAACCATGGTTGAACTGGAGATCCCCAGATTTTAATACCCTCGATTTCAATACCAGAATCGTTCAAAAGAACAATTCCTCTTTTGGCAAATTCTTCTTTCCAGACATCGAAATTAGACTCAAGGTTCCAGTCGTGATTTCCAGGAATTACGATTTTATACTTATATTCTTGTTTTTCAAGCCAAAGCATGAACGCTTCTACTTCCATGGGAGTTCCGCGGCCAGTAAAGTCACCAGAATGGATCAAAATATCTCCACCTTCACAGATAAATTTATCGTGACGATTATGAGTATCGGAAAGAATGTCTATTATGAGTTTTTTTGTTTCCACGATGGTTTTATATCACAGAAAGAACTATATTCTGTTGCCTTTCTTGTTATTATCTTCAGCTGTTAAGTATTGGAGATTCCAAGGAACATGTAAGCCACTGACCTTTTTGCCTCGCAAAGGAACGATATGGTCCACTTCGTATCCAGCAGGGCAATTTTCGTAAATACGTTGAATTTCGTCTATTTGCTGTTGAGATAACCAAGGAGGAGTAGCCCGCTTTTTTCTAGCTTTATATAGAGCAGTGCGAGCATTCTTCTTAGGTTGATTAGCTCTGTCGTACTTACGTTCTATTTCACGTTTACGCTCAGGATTTTCTTTTGCCCATTTAGTTGCCTTAGTAGCATGGTATTCTTTATTTTCTTGATAATAATTTTCGTTTGTTTCACGCCTTTTATCTGGATTAGTTTCTTTATATTCTCTAACTCTTCGTTTAATTTCTTCAGCGTTTTCTTCATAAAAATCACCACAACATGTTTTGCAAGCTGATACTTTTCCTGAAAGACGGTTTTTATTATTATGGAAATCGTCTAAAGATAAGTTTTTCCCACATTTTGAACAAACCTTATGTCCATCTTTTGTTGGTTCGTGATCTAGCCACCTACGCGCTCTTGCTTGTGCGGCTTGATCTTCATTAAGTTTGATATTTCTTTCCTTGAAAAGCTTATTTAAACTTTCATGCTTCATTCCGGTAATGGCGATGATTTCTGGGTTACTTTTACCCTCAAGACGAAGTTCGATTGATTTCTGTTTGATTTCTTCGGTATATTTTATTTTGCTCATGTGATCTCCTTTAATAAGATTACATCGCTAATGATAAAAGTAAAGGGATTTTTGAAATAAAAAAGCCCCAATATTTCTATTGGGGCTTAAACGTAATTAACTATTTGTTTTAATTAAGAAAGTTGTCCAGTAATGTTCTCGATTAAAACATTTTTTCTCGGCTGATACATAGCTAAAGATAAGAAACGAAAATGTGCTTCAGGTAGTGACAAGTCGTTAACAGCAAGTTTTAATTTACTGTATGGAGCAAGTTGAGCGATTCCCATTGTGTTACCTTGGATAAGGAATCCAGTAACAGAACCTGGCTGACGGTTTCCAAGGTCACGGAACACAGGGTTTCCAGCACCTTGAGCAATACGACCAACAAATTTAGCAGAAGCAGCAGATCCACCAGCATCAGAACGATATACGTTATAATACTGAGCACCAGCAGCAGCTGTGATCGTTACAGTTACAGCGTTACCTGCAGTTGCAACAGCTTGCGCTGAAGCAGTAGAAGGAGCTGACTCACCACGCATAGACACTGAAGTCACGTAGTAATTGTAAGTAGCAGCAGCTAAAAGAGAACCAGCAGCACCAGCGTCAGCAGTTGCAATCGCAGGAGCCAAAGGCGAACCAGCGCGTGAACGTGCAGGACGAGTTTTACCAGAAAGGAAACGAGATGCCTCTAAGCTTACTACTGCAGCAGATGTCCACTGAGTTCTAAGGTGAGCACCAGTTGCCTCTTGAGCAGAACCAGCAAGCATAATTCTTTCTTTAGCGTGAGCAATTTTGTTGTACGCAGAAAGAGAAATAGGGTCAAGAACTAAACGGTCAGCCGCACCCATGTTCATTGCTGAACGAACAGATGAATCTTCAATGATTGACTGAGTAAGAGTTCCACCAGCAGAAAGAACAACTGTTTGGTCAGATCCAAACTCAGCAAACATCAAGTCTTGAGTGTTTGATTGAGCGTCAGATTGACGAACTTGTTGATCTACACCGATCATGTTAGGAACTTTTGCAACTGCAAGAGGGTTCCCGTCAAATACACCAGCGTTAGAGAAATCAGACTGTCCACGGAACAAGTCGAATTCAATGTCACCAGCAAGTTTCATAGCAGCATCTGAAGCAGCACGGTCTTCAGCTTTTACGCCGTCGAATGCACCGATCAAGTTAGCAGCTACTGTAACTCTACGAGTAGTTGAGTAATAAGCCATTGGGACTACCGCACGAACGTAGTTCGACGTGTCTTCTTCTCCAATACCACCTTCAAATTGAGCTGAACCACCGAAGATTCCGTAGTCAAGTTGACGATTAAACTGGTGAAGTTGTGACTTCACATCTTTCGATGGAAGCATTTTTTGTAACTTGATGTGCGAGTCATCAAATGTTACGTTTTGCATTACTGGGGAAAGGTCTTCCACCATCAATGCAGCACCCTGTGCTAGTTGGCCAGGAGCGGCGTTGTAACTACCTGCTTCAAGGGCCTTCATGAGTGACTGAAGTTGTTCAATCATTTTAATTCTCCTTCTTTTACCTTCTGCATTTATTTAAGCAGGTGGCTAATTGTTTTTAGATCTGGTTGAGCGTTAAGATAGAAAGCGTTAATAGCATCTCTATCGGATTTACTAAGTGTTGGTTCTGCGGCTTTCTTCATCAAAAGTGCGGTCACTTCTGATTTAGAGAGTTGTTTCTCATCATTACCAACAATTTCACTTTTAGTGACTTGTTCGTATTGAGTGATGGCCTTCCCTTGAGGCACTTTCTTAACAAGTTGTGTTAAGAAGTCTTGTACTCCAGCTAGATTCTTTTGAAGTTCAGCAGCTTGTGCTTTTGCAGCAGCAGCTTCTGATTTCGCGAGTTCTAACTCAGCGTTTTCTGATTTATTCATCATTGTCATGTCTCCACATTTGTCAATTTCACCAGGAGCGGCAGCGGCAGGTGCTTCAGGAGCAGCTGGGGCAGCAACGGGTGCTTGTGCATTTGGAGCAGCATGAGTATGCTCAGCGCCTTGTGCATCTAATGCTCTAACGCAAGAATCATGGTGAGCTAAAAGCTCAGCTTTCGACATTGACATGTACATTTGGTCCATGTGTGCAATATCTTCGGCATCATATCCACTTGCATCGTCAGCAGCAGGAGCGATTGGAGCTTGTTCGCCTTCAGCAGGAGCAGCAGGTGCGGCTTCAGCAGCGGGAGCAGCTTCTTTCGATTCAGCAGCTGGAGCGTCTTTAGGCTTCTCTTCCTTAGACTCTTCAGGTTTAGCTTCTTTTGATTCCGCAGGCTTATCTTTCGATTCGTCAGCAGATTCGTCTTCAGCCTTAGCTAAAGAGGCAGGAACAGTTGAACCAGCAATATCAGCAATGTGTGCTGAAAATTCTGTTTCCAGATTCTTAATGAGTTGTGACAACTCTTGTTCTGTGTACTGCATTCTGACCTCCTAAGTCGTTTAAATTATTTAATTAATTAAACGCCTTTTGTAGGCCAATAAAGCTCGTCAATTTCAATATCAACAGCTTTTGCGTCCATAGAAGCAGCAGTAACGGCTGTACCGTTAGCAATTTCTTTTAATTGGATAGCAACACCAGTTTTGATCGTTTCAAAATTAGCGATCAAAAGGTCAATGTCAGTTGGGATTGGGTTGTTTGCAGCAGTAAGCTCGTAAGCAATTTCAAGCTTATGAGGTGCGAAAGCGACTAGGTCATTTCCAAATACATCTTTAGAAATAGCATCAACTGCTCTAATACGGATAGCAATAACTGCTGCTCCGGCAATTTCTGAACCAGCGTCAGATAGGAATAACATTGGCCAGCCAGCAGCATCGCGGGCTTGACGTACAGTGTCGATGGTCGCAGATCCAGCATAACGAACTTTTAGTTTGTCAGCTACATCTCTTAGCAAAGCATCGGCTTTAGCAAGACTTTTCATTTTATAACTCCTTATGGGTTTATGGGTATTGGCGTTCAAGGTCAGATACCGAGATACGCTAACCTGTTGTAACTTGTATAAGAATAGGTCTCACGCAAAATAGTCTATGATATCATAAAGTTAGATACTAAAAGCTGCCAAACCATGACAGGTTTATTCAATAAAAACAGGTCAAACGCAATCTTTGATATAAGTAGTTGGGAGAATTCATGGGAATGTTTATTCACGGTATCGCGGCCTCAGAAAATATCGACAGTTCGGGCGAGCGCATCTCTATATTAGGGATGGACATCTCATCTTTGGCCGTCGATGGTATCTTTAATTGGGAACACAAAGCTGACCAACCTGGTCAAATTGTTGGGAAAGTCTTAAAAGCTAAAAAGATTCTATCTGAAGAAGACTGCGAAGATGACGTTCAATTAGAATTTTTCCGTAAATGCGGTGTTCCATATCTTTACGTTATGGGCGAGCTTTTTGACGACTATAAAGAGTCAGCCAAAGAAGTGGCTGGAATGTTCCGTTATGACGCAGACCATAAAGAATCTAACGAAAAAACCGTTATGAACTTTTCTATTGAAGGCGCTAAAATTGAAAAACAAGGCATGGACATTCTTAAGTCTATTGCCCGTAAAGTTACCCTGACCGCTCTTCCTTGTAATAAGGCTGCAATCGCTCAGATGGTTTCGACAGCTCCTGCAAAACCTAAAAAGAACTCAATTGATGAACTTTTCAAAACTGAAGAGATCAAAGCTGAAATTTTTGAGCCACTTCAAAAAGATCAGCCTAAATTGACTGTTGCTCCAGCTCCTGGTTCTGCCAGCTCAATTGGCGCTACTAAGTCCGGTAAACCTATCCTAGCAACAGCTAAAATACACGAATATCACGATTTTGACGAAACTGACCACAGAGATGCGTCTACTGCTCACCTTAATATGGCTTCTAAGCTTGGTGAAACAGATTTCAAAATGGCTCAACATCATAGAAATAAAGGAATTTTACATAATTCTGCTGCTAACACTTTGATGGATAAAAAGAAGAGAATTACCTCTGGAATAACGCCTAAAATAGCAACACCAGCACCTAAACCGAACCTTTCTACTAAAGTTCCATACGGCGCAATTTCTGAGTTTAAGAAATCTCTTGATGCAGGTTCTGGTATGGCTGCTCCTTCCCAGCTTACTGGCGGCGCTGCTTTGGCCAAAGAAGATCTCGCTAAACCTAAGAAAAAGTCTCAATGGCTTATGCGTGCTGAAAAAGAATACGAAATGTGGTCTAAAAAAGAGCAGTTCGAGTCTTTCATGACAAAAAGAATGCCTAACATGACCAAAGGTGAGATAATCTCCATCGGACAAATTTTTGTATTAAATAAAAGCTTGAAATTAGAAGAAATCATGCTAAAATTAAGAAATGATAATTTACAAGATCACGAATAAAATTAACGGAAAATCTTATATCGGACAAACGGTCCAAAAACTATCTTTTCGATGGGCTAGACATAAACGAGATTTCGATAGAATGGCTATATCTAAAGCCATACTGAAACATGGCTCAGATAATTTTGAAATTAAAATATTATCTACCTGCTCTTCTTTAGAAGAAATGAATCACAGAGAACAATACTATATAAGACTTTTCAATACGTTAAGTCCTTTAGGATACAATGTGAAATCTGGTGGCCACAATAGTAGAATGTCTGAAGAGACCAAGAAAAAGATATCCAATTCTCTTAAAGGTAAGCCAGGACATTCTGTTTCTCAAAATACCTTTTCAGTCAATATCTAGGGTATGTAAAAGTCAAAGAAATCATACTCATGGTATGGTTTTTCGTTTTCTCTAAAATAATATTAAAAAATAGTTGCGTCTTTTTTAAAAATGCGATACATTGATTAAGTAACTCAACTCCCGAACACGGTTCGATTCCGTGGTTGTGTGGATTTCACAAGAGTTGAGTCACCACTTTGGGTCTCGCGGTGTAGAGCGGTGAAAGTCCGTAGGGACACATTATTAAACATAAAACAGTCGGATATGTAGGTGCAACTCCTATTCCTCACTTGTGAGGGTCGTCTAATAGCACAGGACGCCGGCAACAAGAGGAAACATTGGTGCAAATCCAGTCTGCGATACCTTCCTTAGAAGCCTCGCGGTCGTCTAGTAGACCAGGACACCTCTCTTTTATAGTAAAATGCTTTCCTTCGAGTCTATGTGCTATGCCTGGCAGGGTAACACAGTCATGAGAGGGTTGAGTCCACAAGGTTCGGGAGCTGCTATAGACCGAATAGAATGAGAAATCCCATTAGCCTCTGGGCGGGCAAACACTTAAATGTGAACTTAAACGTAAAACTGGGTCGCTCATTCTTTTATTTAAAATTCAAAAGCGCGCCATTGCGACAATGTGAGTGATTACACGGAGTCAGAGTTTGGTAAACCCAGGCATCCCACCTCTAATCAAGGTTAGCCTGGGCTTTTTTAGGAAAAATATGAAACAAGTAATAGTTCTCCGTAAAGACCTGAACATGCGCAAAGGCAAAATGGTAGCTCAAGGCTCTCATGCTTGTTTGTACGCATATTTAAAGACTTCAAAAGAGATACGCGATGCTTGGTTTGGCCAAAGACAGACAAAGATTTGCGTTTCCGTAGATTCCGAAGAAGAACTTTTCGCAATCTATAAAGCGGCTACAGATGCTGGTCTTCCGGCAGTCCTTATTCAGGATGCTGGTTTGACCGAATTTAAAGAGCCTACCTACACAGCTGTTGGTATTGGCCCATGTGAAGATGACGATGTTAATAAAATTACTGGAAATTTAAAATTATTATGATACAATATATACCGGCGGGTAGCTCAGTCTGGTAGAGCATCAACCTGATACGTTGAAGGTCGTGGAACTTAGAAGTTAGTAGTGGCATAATTAACCATGAAAGCCGTATTAATATGTTCGATCCCCACCCCGCCGACCATTTTTATGAAAATTATATGGAAACAAAAAGTAGGAATTGAAAGCTGTCCATATTTAATAAGATGGGGATTTGTCTGTAAGTTTTTC